ACCCGCGCAACATGGCACTCGCTCGCGCGATGGCCGGTGATGCATCAGACAACTTGCCCGGCATCAAGGGCGCCGGACTAAAGACGATCCAAAAGCGACTGCCGTTTCTAAGCGAGAATAGAGATTGTACAATCCCAGAGGTTATAGACTACTGCGTCAAGAGCGCTAAAGGATCGCGCGTTAAATTTTACGACACTGTGATCGAGAATAAAAATCTGGTGGAACATAACTATAAAATGATGCAACTCTATGCGCCCCAAATGTCTATCCAGGCAAAGCAGTTTACACAGGAGGCAGTAGAGAATTTCGAGTGTGATTTCAATAGGACAGAGCTAATTCGCATGATGCGCGAGGATGGATTTGGTGAGTTAAATTGGGAAGATCTTAAGTCACAGTTAAACAAGATCAACTACGAGTGCGTTGACAACGCAAGTGAATAAAATTTGATCTTACCTTGACATTCGGGGTGGATCGGCTATAATTACAAGACATACAGAGGGCATTAATGATCGCAGAAAAAGCAAACTTCGGAAGGTATGGAAAGACCTTCCAAGAAGGGCTTGTTCAGCTAATCTTTGAGGATAGACCGTTCGCGGATCAGATCACAGAGGTGCTGGATATTAATTTTTTAGAGCTTGAGTATCTTCAGGTTTTTCTACGCAAGATTATCACCTATAGAGCCAAGTACAATACTCATCCTTCTTTGGATGCGATGATGACGATTGTGCGCACCGAGCTTGAGAGTGAGGACGAGGTTACGCAGAGAATGGTGCGAGAGTATTTTGCACGCATCCACACTCGCGAACTTCAAGATAATGACTACATTAAGGAAACATCGCTAGACTTCTGTCGTAAGCAGAACCTTAAAGAGGCGATGATGAAGTCTGTTGGGTTGCTTCAGACGTGCTCGTTCGATGAGATCTCTAAGGTTATCAACGACTCGCTTAAACTTGGATCCGAAAACAACTTCGGTTATGATTACATGGCTGACTTTGAGGAGAGGTTTATGCCTAAGCACAGAAACCCCGTGTCAACTGGCTGGAAAGACATTGATGCGATTGTGGGCGGTGGGTTAGGCAAGAGTGAGTTGGGAGTTGTGATTGCCCCGACCGGCGCAGGTAAGAGTATGGTGCTGGTCCACCTTGGTGCCGCCGCATTACGCGATGGAAAGACGGTCGTGCAGTATACCTTAGAACTACAGGATACAGTAATAGCCAATCGTTATGACAGCTGTATCACGGGCTATCCGCTCTCTGACATTAAAAACTTCAAGCAAGAAATCTATGAAGAGATCAAGGACTTTGAAGGAAACTTAATTATCAAGGAGTATCCTACTAAATCAGCCTCCACTAACACAATTCGCGCTCACCTCTCTCGTCTTATAAAGCGAGGCATAAAGCCGGGATTGATTATCGTAGACTACGCCGATCTTCTTAAGCCTGTGCTGGTGAGAAAAGAGAAGCGAAATGAACTGGAATCTATCTATGAAGAGCTACGCGCCCTATCTACAGAGTTTCAGTGTCCCATCTGGACAGCATCACAGACAAACCGATCAGGATTGAGCGCAGAAGTAATCACGATGGAGCAGATCTCCGAGGCATTCAACAAGTGTTTCGTGGCTGATTTCATCTTCTCTGTCTCTCGCACGATCGAGGACAAGCAAAACAATCAAGGGAAGATCTTTATTGCCAAGAATAGAAATGGCCCTGATGGAATGATCTATCCTATCTTTATGGATACGTCAAACGTTAACATCAAGATTTTACCGAAGCCCTCGGCACCGCCAGGGCAGACACAAAACCAAGTGGTCACTGCGCCCGTTGCGCTAGACCCCAAGGCGCAACAGCAATTGTTGTCAGCAAAATATACCAAACTAAGGAAAGGAAAACGCATATGAGAACGATTCAGAATATCCGCAGATTTAGATTATCAGACACATTTATTGAACCCTATAAACAACAAGAGGTGCCATGGGGTCCGTTGGGATACGTGACCTTCAAGCGCACATATGCAAGGCGCCTGAACGAATTTGATCCTGACGCTACTGGCTCTGAGGAGTGGTGGCAGACATGCCGTCGCGTCATCGAGGGCATGTTCAATATGCAAAAGCAACACGTTTTCTTGCTTGGCCTGGAGTGGAACGATAATAAAGCTCAACGCACGGCTAAGGAGGCATATGATCGCTTGTTTAATCTTAAATGGACACCTCCAGGCAGAGGTCTGTGGATGATGGGTACTAAGTTTGTAGAAGAACGCACGGCGGCCGGCCTATTTAATTGCGCTTTCCGTTCCACCCGCGATCTTGCCACTAAGGGCGGGTATCTCTTTGCGTGGATGATGGATGCTCTGATGGTAGGAATCGGTGTTGGTTTCGATACCGAGGGCGAGAACAGCATCACAATCAAAGAGCCTCAATTTACCAACGACACCTTAGTTATAGATGACTCCCGAGAGGGCTGGGTGGACTCTGTTCATACATTGCTGGATGGTTTCTTTTTCGGCAACAAGGTGCCCAAGTTTGATTACTCCGCGATCCGCCCCGAGGGCGCCCTAATCAGAGGCTTCGGCGGAACTTCCAGTGGCCATGGCCCGCTTAAAGAGCTTCATGAGAACCTCACAGAACTGTATATAGCTAAAGTTGGTGAACCCATTACCTCAGTAGATATTGTGGATACCGAGAACTTGATTGGTCGCTGTGTGGTAGCTGGCAACGTGCGCCGATCGGCAGCACTAGCAATGGGCGCCTACGATGATCGCCAGTATCTTGAGATGAAGAACGATCAGGAGAAGCTTTATCATCACCGCTGGGGTTCCAACAACTCATTCAACGCCGTGGTCGGTATGGATTACACGTGGCACGCAGAGCAGTCGCAGAAGAATGGAGAGCCAGGATACATTTGGCTTGATAATGCGCGCACACGTGGGCGCTTTAAAGATGGCCCCCGTTACGACGATATCAACGTGGCCGGCTTCAACCCCTGCGTCGAGCAACAGCTTGAAGATGCGGAGTTGTGCTGTCTTGTGGAGACATTCCCAGCAAAGCACGATGACTATGAAGATTATGTAAGAACGTTAAAGATCGCGTATCTATATGGTAAGACCATCACGCTCTCTAATACACACTGGCCAGAGACTAACGCAAAGATGCTCAAGAACCGACGCATCGGGCTGTCACAGTCGGGCGTTGTTCAAGCATTCAACAAGCACGGTAAGCGCGAAATGCTTAACTGGTGCGATAAAGCATATGAGCATGTGCGAGAGCTAGATCAGGAATACTCTAACTGGCTTTGCATCCCTAAGTCGATCAGAACAACAAGTATCAAGCCTTCGGGAACTGTATCTTTGCTTAACGGCTCCACTCCCGGCATTCACTTCCCAGAAGACGAGTATTATATTAGACGGATTAGGTTTGGAAAAGATTCAGATTTACTTAAAACTTTGGCTGAAGCAGGGTATAATATGGAGGATGATAAATACTCGCCTAATACCGTGTGTGTTGAGTTTCCTGTCCACGAACCTTATTTCCAAAAAGGAAAGAGATCAGTCTCGATGTGGGAACAACTGGAGATGGCAGCACAATACCAGCATTACTGGGCCGATAATTCGGTGTCTATTACGGTGACGTTTAAGCCTGAAGAGGCTAGCCAATTAAAGGATGCTTTAGAAATGTATGAGACAAGATTAAAAGCAGTGTCTTTTCTTAAATACGAGGAGACAGGCTATGTCCAGGCGCCCTATGAGCCTATTACCAAGGCACAATATGAGAAGCTAATTGAAAATATTACTCCAATTCAGCGATTTGATACTGATGAGGGCGGAAGCGGAACTAAGTTCTGCACAAATGATAGTTGTACAATTTGAGGTGAGAAGTGAATTTTAATCATTTAATGGAGAATAAGACTCTCCAGAGGCGCTGTAAAAAAGACGGCGGTGAATGCTATTGGGCCCCCACAGGCAATATTCGTGCGATGGTGGGTGGCCACGTTAATGTGAGTATGTATTGTAAAAAGTGCAAAAGTCGCGAAGAGGTTTTTCTAAGCGAGACTTTGTATCAGAGACAACAAAAGATTTTAGAACAAGAGGTGGGAAATGTTTAAACCAGTTAACAGATATATTCAAATTAAATTGCCAGAAATTGTGCCACAAACAGCAAGCGGCATCGTATTGCCAGAGGACTTTAAGCCCACAGAGGAGAGGTATAGTACAGCAGAAGTGGTGAGCTATGCTTCGGATGTTAGGTTTAAAGAACAGATTGCATGTGGGGTGTCTGTGATCATTGATAAGTCAATGATTGAAGAAATTACTATAAATAATAGTAAAATAAACGTTGTTCTTGATAATTATGTAGTGGGTATTATTAACTAAAATGGGAACAACGTGTTATGCCAATAGACAAGAACTTTTACAACGAATCGTCAGCATCGAAGCTTGGATGGGATCCAACTTGGTTTGGTGAAAAGTATTTTGACGATAAACTAACAAGAGCCATCAAGAAATGGCAGAAAGATAAAGGCCTATCAGCCGATGGACTATGTGGGCCAGCAACCTTCCGGCGCCTGTGGACAGAAAGACAGGCAGACATCGATGACTATCAGCCTAAAACTTGTCGTTATTCAAATTTTATTGTCTACCAGGGAAACTTTATACCCATCGAATGGGGCAAAGTTGTTCTCTGGTCTGAGGAAGGAGGCATAGAGGTGAAGCCTGGAACGTATTACGATTATTCTGGACGTCCTAAGCGCAACATTCGTCTGTTTGTTAACCATTGGGACGTGTGCCTTTCCTCCCGTTCTTGCCAGCGTGTGCTAGACAAGCGCGGAATATCGGTACACTTCCTAATCGACAACGATGGTACAATCTACCAGACATTAGACATACAGCACGGTGGTTGGCATGCTGGTTCCGAGCGCGTAAACCGAGCTTCGGTTGGTGTCGAGATCAGCAACGCATACTACACCAAGTATCAAGACTGGTACGAAAGAAACGGCCACGGCCTGCGCCCATTAGTTGATGACGCTTGGGTTCACGGCAACAAGCTAGGAGAGCATACCGACTTCTACCCTGTCCAGCTTGAAGCGCTCAAGGCTCTCTGGAAAGCAATACACAAAGGAGCCGAGATCCCCTATGAAGCGCCCAAGAACCAGTTCGGATCCACATCCACGAAGTACGAGCAAGACGTTAAATACGGCAGCTTCTCTGGTTTCATTAGCCACTATCACGTCAGCAAGAACAAGATTGACTGCGCAGGCTTAGACATCGTTAAGCTCCTTGAGCAAGTGAAGGACGATTGATACTAGAGCACGAAGACATAGTTGTCGGTAGTAACTTAAGGGCGGTATTGTTTGCCTTCAACAATAATCTACCCATCTTTTTTTCTCAGCCTCACCGTCCTTTTCGATTCGACTTCCTTGCGCCGAATACAGATTTAGGGTGCGTTAAACTTACTAGGGAAAATCTTCTCGAACTCACAAACATCACAGAGGTTAAAGTTGTGGGTCTCCGAGCAGAACTCCTCTGGGAGAGGTTGCTTTTTCTCCTTAACCTCGATGGTAAAGTTCCGCTAGCAAATCTGTGTTCGTCCATGAGATTTGATGGAGAGCATTTGATTTGCTCCAACGAATACTCCAAGATAGGTATGTTAGACTTTAGTAATTGCTTTTATTTCGGTGACGATAACGTTTCTGGGCTGGTGAGAGAGAAAGAGCTTGCTAATCCAAGCTACACGTGTTATGATTG